CGTCACCACATCGGACCCGGCCGGCAACCGAAAGCTGAACAAGGCCAAGGCCACTGGAAGGATCGACGGGATGGTTGCGCTTGCTATGGCGGTTGGGGTGATGCCGACTGATGCGCAAGCTGAAGGCCCCGCATTCCTGGATCTGAACACCGTATGACACTACGCGACCGCATCACCGCAGCGCTGCAGGCCCTGCGCGGCGGCGCCACGCCTGGCGTCAGCAACGCCGTGCAGGACCACCCCAACGGCACGCTGACTGCCGAGGACATGCTGAGCATGGGCATCTTCGGCGGTGGCCGCACGTTTGGCCCGGCCGTCACCGACAGCAGCGCGCTGCAGGTTGGCACTGTCTACGCCTGCCTGTCCAAGTTGGCCGGCGCCGTGTCTCAGCTGCCGTTGCATGAGTACCGCTACACACAGGACAACCGAGAGCGAATCCAGCCCAACAGCCCGCTGTGGTGGTTGCTTAACGAGTCGCCAGCACCGGCCTGGACAGCCACGGCCTGGAAGCAGTGGATCGTGCGCTGCGTCAAGCTGCGCGGCGACCAGCACACCGAGATCCTGCGCCGTGGCAGCGAGGCCGTCGGCTTCAAGGTCCACCACCCCGACTACGTTGTCACCACGCTGGAAGGTGGCCGGCTGCGCTACTCATGCCGCGACTTTGAGACCGGCCGCATCTATGGTGTCGACCAGGATGACATGCTGCACTTCACGGGCTTTGGCTTCGATGGCCTGCGCTCGATGTCGGCCATCAAGTGGGCAGCCCGCAATGCCATCGCCGCCGAGTTGGGCGCCGCGCAGTACATCGGCAAGACCATCACTGAAGGCGGCATGCCGCGTGTGGCGCTTGAGTACCCGGCCGGCCTCAGCCCTGACCAGGCCGCCGCGCTGCGTACCTCGTTCGCTGCCATCTACGGCGGCGGTGAAGGCGGCAAACTTCCCCTGGTGCTGGCCAACGGCGGCAAGGCGCACGAGTTGAGCATCAGCCCGGTTGACCTTGAGCTGCTGGCCTCGCGCCGCATGGACAAGCAAACCATCTGCGAAGTGATGGGCGTGCCGCCGATCATCATTGGCGACAGCGAGAAAACCAGCAGCTGGGGCACCGGCGTCGAGCAGATCACACTGGGCTGGGTACGCTTCGACGTGCAGCCCATGTTGGGTGGCTGGGAAGAAGAGCTCAACCGCAAGCTGTACCGCCGCGCGGGCCGCTTCCTCGAGTTCAGCCTGGCGGCCCTACTGCGCGGCGACAGCAAATCCCAAGCTGAAGCATTCCGCGCAGCCCTGGGCGGCCCTGGGACGGGCGACGGCTGGATGTCGGTCGACGAAGTGCGCGGCCTGCTCAACCTGTCACCGCTCGGTGGCGAACACACCCGGCCCTTCAGGGCCCAGCGCGGCACCTCTACACCGAAAGACCCCGCACCATGAACAAGCTGCTGCAGCTCATCCAGAACAACGCCCGCGCCGACAAGGCGCCCGGCATCCGCGCTGAGGCCGGCAAGGTCTACATCTACGACGTGATCGACCGCGACTGGGGCGCCTCGGCCAAGGCCTTGATCGATGCACTTGCGCCCCTGGCTGGCCAGGACGTCGCGCTGCACATCAACAGCCCCGGCGGTGATGTGTTCGAGGCCCGTGCCATGGTGGCCGCCGTGCGCGCCCACAGCGGCAAGGTGACCACCTACATCGACGGCCTGGCCGCCAGCGCCGCCACCTACCTGGCGCTGGCCGGCGACCAGGTGCATATCAGCGATGGCAGCCTGTTCATGGTGCACAACTCGTGGACCCTGTCGTGGGGCAACAAGCACGAGCTGCGCACCACCGCCGACTTGCTCGACAAGATCGACGGCACCATCGCCGGCGACTACGCCCGCAAGACCAACGCCAGCGCCGAGCAGATCGCCGCCTGGATGGATGCCGAGACCTGGTTCACTGCGGCCGAGGCGCAGGCTGCCGGCTTCGTTGACCAGATCGATGGCGCGGCTGATGACGGCAAAGCAGCCGACAAGGCCGCGCGCTGGAACCTCAGCGCCTACGCCAACGCCCCCAAGCCGGCCGCGCCCGACCAGGCCGCTCTGGCCGCACAGGCCGAGGCTGAGGCAGCCGACCGATTGTCCCGATTGAACCGCGGCCGCCTCGAGGCGCTGCTGCCGTCCCAGTACTGAGCGCTCTCGCGCCAGCCAGGCCGCCTTCGGGCGGCTTTTTTCATGCTCACTCGAAAGGAACATCATGAGCATTCAAGCCCTGCGGGAGCAACTCTCCCATGAACACCGCGCCGCCAAGGCTCTCCTCGACTCCAAGGGCGACCGCCCGTGGACCAAGGAAGAACAGGCAACCTTCGATGCCCACATGGACAAGGCCGACGGCATCGAGGCCCAGATCAAGGCGCACAAGCGCTTGCTGGACGCGGACGCCGAGCGCAACTTCAATGCCGCGGTGAACGACGCCAACAAAAAGGGCACCCAGAAGGGCGGCCAGTCGGGCGAGATCAGCGCGCTGGAGGCGGTGGCGATCTACCTGCGCCATGGCAGCAACGTGACGGCCGAGCAGGCCATCGCCATCCGCAACGCCATGTCGACCACCACCACCACGGAAGGCGGCCACACCGTGCCCACCGAAGTGGCTGCCATGGTTGTCGACGCGCTCAAGGCCTACGGCGGCATGCGCGCTGTGTCGCAGATCATCACCACGGCCGGCGGCAATCCGCTGAACTACCCCACCTCGGACGGCACGGCCGAAGTCGGTGAAATCGTGGCGGAAAACGCTGCCGCCTCGGGTGCCGACATCACCTTCGGTGTGGCTGCGGTCAACCCCTACAAGTACAGCTCGAAGAAGATCGCGCTGCCGTGGGAACTGATCCAGGACAGCGCCATCGACGTCGTGCAGTTCGTCACCGGCCGCCTGGCCACCCGCCTGGCGCGCATCACCAACACGCACCACACGGTCGGCACCGGCTCCGGCCAGCCGTTCGGCGTGATGGCGCGTGCGGCCACCGGCAAGACCGGCGCCACCGGCACCGCCACCAGTGCCACCTACGATGACCTGATCGACCTGATCCACTCGGTCAACAGCGCCTATCGTGGCCCCGGTGCCCGGTTCATGCTGAAGGATCTGTCGCTGGCCGTGCTGCGCAAGGTGAAAGACACCACCGGCCGGCCGATCTGGATGCCTGGCGACAACGAGGGCATCACCGGCGGCGTGCCGTCGACGCTTTGCGGCTACGGCTACGTGGTCAACGACGATGTGGCCACCATGGCAGCCAACGCCAAGTCCATCGCATTCGGCGACTTCAGCAAGTTCGTCATCCGCGACGTGGCCGACTCGATGACCATCCGCCGCTTCGACGACTCGGCCTTCGCCCTGAACGGCCAGGTTGGCTTCTGCGGATGGATGCGCACCGGCTCCAACCTGCTCGACACGGCCGCCGTCAAGGTGTTCGTCAACTCGGCAACCTGATGGACCAGGCGGGGGCTCCGGCCCCTGCCGCTTCCACCATGGCAACACGCAAACCCAAGACGGTCGACAGCGCCGGGTCAGAAGCCCGCGCGCTGGTCGATCTGCTCGAGCTCGGCATCAGCGCTGGCCAGCTGGTCAGTGCAGACGTCGAGACCATTGCGGCCCTGGTCGCATCCGGCCGCGCCGACTCTCACCCCGATGCGGTGGCCTACGCCAAGACGCTGGTCAGCCCGCTGGCCTGACGCCACCCAATCACGGAGCCCACCATGGCACTGACCCTTTCCACCGCCGCCTGTCGGGTTTTGGCTCGTAGTTTCTAAACGGAGTATCAAAAATGCCGCACTTCTACAACGCCACCATCCGCAATGCCGGCCTGAATGCCATCGTGACCGAGGCCGGGTCCGGGGCGCTCATCAAGCTCTACAACGGCACGCGCCCCGCTGCCGGCGGCGCAGTGTCGTCGCAGACGCTGATCGCCGAGCTTGCGGCTGGGGCAACGCTCGGCACCGTCGCTGGCGGCGTGCTGACGATGAACGCGATCACCAGCGACTCGTCGGCCAACAACACCGGCACGCCGACCTGGGCACGCGTGTTCAAGAGCGACGGCACCACGCTGGTGGCCGACTTCGACCTGACGGGGTTCCCGGCATGCTCGGCGACCTACGCGGTCGGAATCACGAGCTGGACGATCACGGCAGGCAACGCGACCTAAGCGCCGCAGGAGATAGGCGTGGCGCAGTATTTCACTGAGGACTTCGCGGACTTCCCAGCAGCCTGGACGGAGCGATACAACGCGCCCACCACCGGCGCGTACTCCGTCACCGGGGGGAACTTGCAGTTGCCAGTCGGCAAGTCCGCCGACCTGTCGGCCCGTACATGGACCGCCATCGACGCGGATGCCGACCGAGCAAACGTCGAAGTGCTCGCCAAACTACAGTGCTGCACCACGCTGACGGCCGCGAGTTACCCGATCATCGTCCGCGCATCGGGTGTTGACGAGGCGGCCGACTATTGGGCCATCAGCGTCCAGCCAAACGTTGGCCGGCTGCGTGTTGCTGCTGCGGCAGCGACTGACATCCCGACAAATATTGGCGCGATCTTCGACTACGGCGCGCTGGCTGCTGGCGAGCTGTTTTGGCTGCGCTTGCGCGTCAATACTGCGGCCGGGACCACCACCTACAGCGCCAAAATTTGGCGAGACTCGGTGGCCGAGCCGGGATCATGGCAGATCACCGGCACGAACACCACTTACACCCAGGCCGCTGGGTGGGTGGGCTTCAACGCCTATGGGTCCGGGGCATCGAACGATCACGTCGTTCTGCAGGTCGGCGTGGGGACCGCCGGGGATGCGGCGCCGGCGACTGATCCGGCGTTGGCGCTGGCAGTCAGCACAACGGTCGCGACGACGAACGGCGACGACACATCGAGCGTCACCGGCTCGGCCGCAAGCCCAAGCGTCGATGTCAGCACGACCGTGGCAACCACCAACGGTGGCGACACCGCAGCCATCACCGGATTTGCGGCATCGGCGGGCGTCAAGCTGCTGATCGGCCTCGATCTGGACCGTGGTGCCGAGGCGGCCAGCCTGACCGGCCTGCGCTGGGTGGTGTTTGCGGCCGATCTATCCACCTCGCTGGCATCGGGCACTGGCTTGACCACTGACGCTGGTGGCGTGGCCTCGATCACCGTTGCAGGCAGCGGCTACGTCGTTGGCGACTACGTACCAGTGCTGATCGCCGACTACAACGCGGCCACTGCGGCAGTTGACCGCACCGTGCGCAGC